TTGTCGACCCATTTCTAGAATATAAAACTCCAGTATCGGTATTCATGTACTGCTCACCCTCGTAAATATCTGTAGCTATCCAATCACCGTTTCTGTGGTCTGCACTTGATGGGACTGTAGGCACTCCCGCCCCTTGTTTAATTACTATTCTGCTGAAACTATCCATTTGTTTTTGTGTATATTATTTGTGAATATTGTAATGTATCGTTGAAACCACCGTTAATAACGTCCGTATCTATTCCAACACCCGTTGGACTTGATACCATTGAGGATTTAAAATAATTCATTTCTTCATAGGTTGAATTAATACCACCAGCCGTTGCGCTTGCCTCTATAATTTTGACTAGCTCAATCTTAGTGCTATCTGTAACGTTGCTGTCAAAGTCACTAATTAGATTCAATCTAAATAAGACCCCGTTAACCATTATCAACTTCGCAAAATTTAGCTTATTAATATCTGCGTTTGTTATCCTAGCATACAAAGTAACTATCTTACTATCTTTGCCAGTAATTTCTTTTATAAATCTTTCGTGGTATCTAGTGTATAAATTGTCAGTCGTTACGCTTGTGGCATTATAGGCAAATAGAATCGGTAAACCCCAATTTAAATCGAATGCTGGATTTTCAAAGTTATCAAAATGATGAACACAAGGATATGAAGTTAAATCTGTATTACCAGTTCCAATAGTATCTTTCAATCTCCATGAACCCGATTTTAAACCATTCCATAAGTACAAACGTGGCTTACCTTTAAACGGTTTCTTAACATCTGTCGATGGGTCGTATGATACAATACGAGGTGCTATAAATGGGAACACTTCGTCTGTTGGTATTGATTGAGCAAAAGGCAATTGATAAACTCTTTGTCCTGTCTGAAATGTACTAGGCACAACATACCAATTATCACCATAGTTAATGTCAAAATAAGAACGATATAATGTATTGTCATAATCATTATCATTTAACCATTGGAACTTGTATACTTTGCCCTCAATTGATGAAGACGGTTTTATAGTTATTTCTTTGCTGTGGTCCACAATATCGGTAATGTCCCAAAATGTATCGGTATCTAGATAAAAGTCTGACAACGGTTCTACTGTCACAACTCCCAACTTATCAGGGTCACTAAAATATAGATTAGCTTTCAATATTTGCGCCTCAAAGAAAGTGCTGGCTTTCATATCAGGAATGAATCTAGATATATCTACGGGGTCACCATCTTGTAAAGAAGTTTGTACACTTGTAAAGTCTACTAAAAAATCTGTTGGATTGTTTTCTACTGTAACAATTAAAGGATTGTTCACAGAAACAGCTGGAGCAGTCTGTGTAAGTGTTAAGTCTGCATAAACTTGAATACCAAAGTAGATAACATCGCCAGCATTTAACTGAACATTGTAATCATAAGCAAAAGTTTGATTTAATGTCGCTAAGCTAGTTTGTTGTACTACATAAGTATCTAGTATAGAACCGTTCTTATAAGTTGTGAATCTAACATTTATAAAACCACCCGTATAAACTTGGTTTCCAAAATTATCAAATGCAATACGTAATGGGAAACTAGCGTTCATATTGTAAAGTCCTTGTTTACGTACATTCACACCCTGAAAAAAACCGTTTCCAGTATTGTTGTGGTCAAAGAAAAATTGGTCAAAGTTATCATGTATCAAAGTAGGTACACATCCATCCCAATCAGCTAGAAGAGAAACGCTATAAGAAAATAAATATTTATAAATTTGTGCCTGCTTACTTACATGATTAAAACTATTTACATTGTTGTATTCAGCTGTAATATTCACACGTCTATTCGCAACCTCTGACGCAGTCAACGCTACCTTTTCACCACCTCCAAAACCTAGCAACTCCTTTTTAAACAAAGCACTATCTAAATAGTTACTACTGTAAGTTATATTGTTTGCTGACAATTCTAAACATTTATCCATGACTTCTTTGCAGTATACCATAGGCACAAGGTCTGTTGTGCTAAATGTCTTTGGTGAAACTCTAGAATATCCATAATCTACCAATCCGTAATGGTAACCAAATCCCATTGGCAAGCCACCTGAAAAGTTAGCCGTTGCAACCCCGTTGACTATTACCGAAGTATCAAATGAATTTATTACGTTTGTTCTGTTTAAAGTATGCGTATATTCAGACCATCCTAACTCGCTTATTTTCCTATCACCTAAACTCATGAATAAATCAATGAAGTTTGAGAACATAGTACACTTAAAAGAATAGTCACCATCATTAATAGCGACCTCGTTCAATCTAATTAGACCGTTAAAAATAAGCACCCCACCGTTGTAATACTTTGCACTTATACGAATAGTAGGGTCGTAATTAAATCCTACCGTAGATGTACCGTTTAAAGTACTTAATGCTAACTGATAAGTAGACGAAAAAAAACTTAAATTCTTTTGTGTGCCGGGAAGTACTATTTCTTTGGAATAATTACGCTTTCTTTTCTGTGGCTCTTTGGCATCTGCAATAGAATAGTTTAAAGGGAAAGGTACTCTTTCGCTCAAATCTAATTCCGTACCGTCTACAACTAATAAACCTATCATACTATTACTGATTTTCTCATGTTTGGCAATGCTAACTCTACGATTTCTGTAGTTTCTTCAACAAATCTATCTTGAGATTCGCTGTAAGCAGTCCCGTTAATACTACATAATTGTCTAATTGAATCAAAGAAGTAAACCAAAGGACTGATATAAGCACTATTCACAAGCCAGTTTTGAGTAGCTGAATTAATATAACTACTAACTAATGTAACTTTATCATTTGCAGTTTTAAAATAAGAGTGCATACCACTATTAGTACTGTCTAATGTATAGGTTACATCAATCCAACCGCCGTATTGTTTCTCATATTGCTTGCCGTTTACGTCTGAACTTCTAATTAAATTGTGAGAATAGTTGAATACGTCAAAACCTCCGTACTTATTTAACCATATCAATTCAGCTCCGTAATCGCAACCCCTATCTAAATACAGTCTTTTTGTTTCTGAAAGTTCTGCACTTGTATTTGAGTTGATGACAACTAATTCTAAATAGCTAACTGTATCAAGTACTGGCTGTGTTAAAAAAGATAAATAGTTATCTGAATTTAAGTTCCATTGTGTTATTTTTCTTCCTACAAAATCTGTATAATCAGCACTTGCAATTACTGTATCGTTTTCATCATACCAAGTGATATCCAACCCAGCCTCATCGTCCTCATCTGTTATGATTGTAAGGTAATAATCTTGACCCTCTCGGATATACAAATCATTTGGTGAATCAGTTAAAAATCTTTTTGTGTTTGCCGTAGATTTAAAGTCTGTATAATCAAAAGAATCGAACTCTACATTACTTAGGCTTGATTTAAAAGCGTTTATTGTGTTAGTTGTGGCATTTGCTTGAAGTGCGGGAGTAGCACCGTAAAACTCTCTAACAATAAGATAAACTTCTACGCTAATATCAGCATCATTCACAACGCTAGAACCTCCAAGTATCGGAGTGCTTACATAAGTACGTACAATCTCGCTACAATCAAAGTGAGCATAACCACCGCCACGCTCTGTGAATATCTGTTGTCTTGAGTCTAATGTACCGTTAATGTAAACATCTACAATATAGCTAAAATTAGTTTGTAGGTATTGACTAGAATACCATGTGAAGATAATCGGGTTATCTGATGGTGTATATTTTTGAGCGTTTTGCGCTATCGTTACTGCCATGGTGAAATAATATTTAATTTGATTGATTTTCCTAGTAGTCTTTGAATAGGGGCTTTTAATACTGCGACTAAACTTTCATTTACAACATCCTCAAAGAATGGTCTAGCTATTTGCCCTCGTTCTTTTATACCTAGACCAGGAACATGACTTTTAGAAACCCAATTAGATTTACCGTCTTCATATCTTATACCTCTATCTCGTTCCCAGTTTTGTAATGATGCACTCATTGAAACTCCATTACTTGGAACATTCCCCCAACTTGGAGCACCACGATTTACAACGCTACCATTAACACCGTAGTTTACAAACTTCCAGTAAAAGTCCATTTCTAAGCCAACACTTACAGACTTACCGCTGTAAATTGTTTTAGTTGGTTTCATCCCTTGCTGTAATCTATAACTAGCATTTACATCCTTAGCATTCATTGCTTTTCTAAGGTCGTTAATAACTTCTTGTGTAAGATTTTGAAGTAGTAAAGATAAAGGATTGTTAGGCTTATTATTAAGAATATCCTTTGTGTTTTTAAAACTTAAACTTTGCAAGATTTCACCCTCTGTCATCTTCTCCTTATCATTTTTGTTTCAGCTATCTCCTTTTTAATTTTTTGATTAAAGTAATTTAGCCAGTTATTAAATGTAAAGATATTCATTTTTACGATATCTTTTCTATTTTCGTTTAACTCTTTTGATAGGAAAATTATTATCTCGTGCCATTCCC